ACTAGGAGATAAAAAGAAAAAATATGTCAGAAGCTACAGATCCGATAAACGTAATATACAAAATGCAGAGGGAGATGAAAAATCAACTGGAGACACTAGTTCAAACTCTAGCAAACGGGGGAGTTGACAGTATGGAAGAATACAAATATATAATAGGTAAGATCCATGGGATCGATAACTTAAATCAGGAACTCTCTAACCTGCTAGAACCAAAGGAGCCAGACAAAGATGACCCAAACAATGTCACACGCATTAGAAGCTAAATACGAAAAACAAGATAAAGAAGCTACAGAAAAACCTAGCCAAACAAATTTAGACAAACTACCCGACCCTACCGGTTGGCGTATACTTGTTATGCCTTTTCAAGTTAAAGAAGAAACAAAGGGTGGAATTATTATTGCACAAGAAACATTAGATAGAGCACGAGCAGCGGTACAAGTTGGTTATGTTCTAAAAAAAGGTCCCTTATGTTATGCGGACAAAGAAAGATATCCTACAGGAGCTTGGTGCGAGGAAAAAGATTGGGTGATATTTGCAAGATATGCAGGATCACGCATGGAAATAGATGGTGGAGAAATAAGAATGTTAAACGATGATGAGATACTTGGGACAATAGGGGATCCTAAAGATTTGATTCACGCAATGTAATCATAGGAGGATTATACTATGCAAGAAGATAAAATAGACGTAGGTGAAGATTTAGAACAAGAGACAGAAATTGATCTTGATGCTGCACCACAAGAAGAACAGCCAGAGGAAAAACCAGAAATAGAAATTTCTGAAGCTCCTGGCATAACACACGCAGATACAGAAACAGTAAAGACAGAACAAAAAGAAGAAATGTCTGAGTATTCTGAAGGCGTAAAAAAGAGAATAGCAAAACTTACGCATAAAATGCGAGAGGCTGAAAGACAAAAAGAAGAAGCCATCGAGTATGCTAAAAACCAAAAAACTAATGCTGATAAATATCGAAAAAGATATGAAGCTTTAGATGGTGACTACACAAAAGAGTTTGAAAAAAGAGTTACCTCTGGAACTGAAGCTATAAAAACTAAACTTGCTCAAGCCATTGCAGCGGGTGATGTAGAAGCTCAAGTTCAAGCACAATCTGAGTTAGCACAGTTATCAATGGATGCTAGTAGACTAGCTAGAATTAAAGAAATTGATAATAAAGTTGCTGCAGTAGCTCCAGAAGAACCAGCATCTCCACCCCAACCACAAAGACAACCTGATCCTAAAGCTGATGCTTGGGCTCAAAAAAACCCTTGGTTTGGCACGGATAATGCTATGACTTACACGGCTTTTGACATCCATAAACAACTTGTAGAACAAGAAGGTTTTGATGGTCAATCAGACGAATATTATTCTGAAGTGGACAAGCGAATAAGACTTGAATTCCCACACAAATTCGGTAATAATGAGTCAACTACAGCTGAACCAGTTCAGACTGTCGCTAGTGCCAATCGTCCGGCCGCAAAAGGACGCAGAAAAACTGTGAAGCTCACACCATCACAGGTAGCTATTTCTAAACGATTAGGTGTGCCGCTAGAAGAATATGCGAAACAATTAGCCGCGAAGGAGGTATAAGCATATGGATAATACAACAAACAATAAAAAAACTTCCCGCGCGAGTCAAACTCGGGCTAAAACTGAAAAGCCTAAAGTATGGACTCCACCATCAGCATTAGATGCACCGCCTGCACCCGACGGATATAGGCACAGATGGATTAGAACCGAAAGTATGGGGAATGATGATTCCAAAAATATTACCGGTAAAACTCGATCTGGTTGGGAATTTGTCAGAGCTGACGAATATCCTAACGAAGACTACCCGTCAGTAGATTCAGGAAAGTATTCAGGTGTTATAGGAGTTGGTGGCCTTGTGCTGGCAAGGATACCCGAAGAGCTCGCAAAGCAAAGAGAGGCATATTATAATCAAATGACTGCCGATCGTAATGAAGCTTTAGATAACGATGTCTTGAAGGAACAGCACCCAAGTATGCCGATCAATCAAGATCGACAGACTCGTGTAACTTTTGGTGGTACAAAGAAATAGCATTTTGATATTTCGACCACTGATATAAACAACCTTTAAGGAGGACAAACATATGGCAAATATAGACGCCGCATTTGGTTTGAATCCAGTTGGAAGTATCAGCGGAGGAGCTAACCAAAAACTCAATGAGTACAAAATTGCATCTAACGAAGCAAATGCAATTTTCCAGGGCGACATGGTACAGCCAGACTCTGGCAATATCCAGCAAGCTGGAACAGGTACGACAAACATTGGTGTTTTTTGGGGTTGTAAATTCGACGACGCAACAACTAACAAACCAACTTTTAAAAACAACTCTGCAGCAAGCGGAAACGGCGCTGTAGCAGACGCATTTGTATATGATGATCCACACCAAGTATTTGAAATACAGGGTGATGGCGCATCTGCACAAACTGACGTTATGCAAACAGCAGACGTAGTCGTGGGCACAGGGTCAACAGTAACGGGTGTAAGTGCAATGGAACTTGATTCTACTGACATTGGTACTGGTGCTAACTTAGTGATTATCGGTTTTTCTGGAAAAATCGGTAGATCAGAAGTTGGATCAGCTAATGCAGTGTACAAAGTTCTAATTAACGAACACTTCTACGCATAATAGCAGGAGGACATAAAAAATGGCTATATCAAGACAACAACTAGCAAAAGAGCTAGAGCCAGGTCTGAATGCATTATTCGGACTTGAGTACAAAAACTACGAAAACCAACACGCAGAAATCTATGACACAGAAAACAGTGACAGAGCTTTTGAAGAAGAAGTAATGTTATCTGGTTTCGACAAAGCGAATGTTAAGTCAGAAGGTTCAGCTGTTGCTTACGATAACGCGCAAGAGACTTTCACTGCAAGATATCAACACGAGACAATTGCTCTCGCGTTCGCAATCACTGAAGAAGCGATTGAAGATAACTTGTACGACAAAATCTCTACTCGTTACACGAAAGCACTAGCAAGATCTATGGCTCAAACTAAGCAAGTTAAAGCTGTGTCAATTCTTGACAACGCGTTCACATCAGCTACTGGCGGTGACGGTAAAGCACTTTGTGCAACTGACCACCCAACAATAGCTGGAACTTTCTCTAACGAGTTAGCTACACCAGCTGACCTTAGTGAAACTTCATTAGAGCAAGCAGTAATTGACATTGCTAAAATGACTGATGAGCGTGGCTTGAAAATTGCAGCGAAAGGGCAGAAACTAATTATTCACTCTTCGCAACAATTCATAGCTGAAAGAATCATGAAATCTGCTAATCGAGTTGGAACAGCTGACAATGACATCAATGCATTAGCATCTAAAGGAATGATCCCACAAGGATACGTGGTAAACAACTTCCTAGCTGATGATGACGCATTCTTCATTAAGACTGATGTTCCTAACGGAATGAAGCACATGGTTCGTGCACCAATCAAAACTGCCATGGAAGGTGATTTTGAGACTGGTAACGTTAGATATAAAGCTAGGGAAAGATACAGCTTCGGCTTCTCTGATCCTAGAGGTATCTTCGGATCTCCAGGTGCATAATCGTTAAGGTTATAAACCAATTTAGAGGGGCGCTTCGGCGCCCCTTTTTATTTGCAATCACTAAATTAAAAGCGTATATTCAAAGAAACACAGACTTGACCAGACGGCCTCGCGACTGTGTTAATAAATAGGAGGAATATAAAATGGGTACAACTACTTTTTCAGGACCGGTCAGATCAGAGAACGGTTTCGAAGACATAACAAAAAACGCAAGCACTGGTGCTATAACTAGTAATGCTGCTTACGGCAAAGCTATCAGAGGTGGAGTTCAGCAACTATCTGGTGCTGGTGCAGTTGATCTAACTAACTTAGTAACAGAGTTAACTACTACTGGAGCTAATGCATTAACTTTAGCTAATGGTACAACTTCAGGACAAATGAAAATCGTTAACATGATTGTTGATGGTGGAGATGGAACTTTAACTCCAACTACTTTTGCAAATGGAACTACAATCACTTTCGATGCAGTAGCTGAATCAGTTACTTTAGTTTGGAACAGCGCTATTGGCTGGGTCGCTACTTCAGTAAACGGCGCAACAGTAGCTTAATACAAAATTAAATGCGGGGCTTCGGCCCCGCTAATTTAGGAGGACAATATTATGGCAGGTGGAGGATCATTCACATCAGACCAAAGAACAGCTAACGCAACAGCCGATGGACAATTAGTTACAGGGCCTTGTAGAGTTACATCTATTCAAGCAGCAGGTGCAGCAAGTTCAACTGTTGTATTGTATGACAATACTTCAGCAGCAGGAACAGCTCATACTTTTACTTTTGGTACAGAAGGATTACAGATTTTTATTCCTGGAAGCGGCATCAAATTTAAAACCGGGTGTTTTTTAGATTTAACAGCTACGCCAAGTGTTACTGTAACATTTAACTAGGGGGTTAGATGGCAACATCAGGTACAACTACTTTTGAAAGTGGCTTTGCTATAGATGACATTATACAAGAGGCTTACGACCGCGTAGGTCTTAGATCTGTTAGTGGTTACCAATTAAAATCAGCAAGACGTTCTTTAAATATAATGTTTCAAGAATGGGCTAATAGAGGCTTACACTATTGGGAAATAGATAAAACTAATATTGATTTAGTTGAGGGACAAGCAGAGTACAAATTTTTTAGAAGTTCTGATGATGGCACAAGTGCAACTACAGCACCTACAAACGGTATATATGGTGTTGACGATGTTTTAGAAGCAGCTTTGAGAGACAATAGAGCTACAACAAACCAAAGTGATTCAGCTCTTACAAAAATAAATAGATCAACATACTCTGGATTATCTAATAAATTATCAAAAGGATCTCCTTCGCAATATTACGTGCAAAGGTTTATAGATCACACATTATTAACGGTATATCCAACACCAGATACAACTAATGCAGCCAAAGATCTTGCAATTTATTTTGTAAAAAGAATACAAGATGCTGGTACTTATAGTAACACAGCAGACGTACCATATCGATTTGTGCCATGCATGTTAGCCGGTTTGTCTTACTATTTAGCACAAAAAAATAAACCAGAATTAGTGCAGCAAATGAAAC